ACGCACTGGAAACGATGTAGATTGCCTTTGAAAGTCCTGCGCTGCTTGTTGTCCTCGTTGATTTGCTTGTTGTGCCATCCTCAAGGTTGCAATCTCGACTTCGATACGTTCCATTTCTTGAATATTCCCTGCCGCAAACGCTTCCATCGATTGCCGTCGCAATTGCTCTAATTCATCCATTATTGATCCTCCTGCTCTCTTTGCTGCTGCAAAAGTTGTCGCTGTGCTTCGAACGCTTCTTGCATTGTAGGATCGAGAAATTCACCGTTTTCATCTAAAACACCAGAACGTGCACCGGGTGGTGGTTCTGGTGGTGGTAGTGGTTCAGCACTATAAGCGTTGATATTTCGTCTGATAAGTTCGGGAGTTACTTCGTATTGATCGGTGCCTTGGAGCATCGCCCTCATATCTAAGTCTAAAAATTCATTAGCAGACGGCCCTAAAGCTGCATTTGCAGCTATACCGCGCTTTAAGAAAGTTTCGGTGACATCAATTGCATCTTGTATTAATTGAGCATTTTGTCTTGGATCGTCTGAAATATCTGCTTCAATCTCTGCGAGTTTGTCACCTTCTCTTTCTGTAAACTGTGTTCCAAAAACGGTAGTCAACTGAGAAAGCACCACTGTTGCCATTAGACGGTTCAATCGACCTTCTTGTATTTCTTTCTCGCTTAATCGTTCACCCGTCACATCCTGTATATAGCGACGCAACTGCCCACCAATACCCGCACTGCCATCACCCACTTCTTTAATTAACGCTAATGCGAGTCTTGCTTGTTTCAAGCTTGGTCCTGCATCGACCGCAACACCGATTATGTCGGCTTGCATTCCTGTGAGTTCCCTTGCTGCTTCTTGTGCTGACGCAACTTGTCCTGCATAGATTGAACCAGAATCTTTGGCTTCTCTCATCAACTCCGCCATTTTTTCTGGACTTGTACCGTCTGCAATTGAGTACCTTTGACCGTTTGCAATTATTATCGGGTCAGGACTTTGATCAGTATTTAAAACGATCGTACCGTTTTTATAAGTATCACGACCAACTGGAAACCTTTCTCTGTTTGCGTAATTGAAACGGTCTCTGTTTATTTCCCGTGCAACATACGCATCTTCAAGTGCGGCACCGGCAGCAGGATCAACTGCCATGACCCGTTGAATTGCAACCTTTTGCGCTTCAGGGTCGGTTAAATCTAAACCTCGCAGTTGGTCAGCAAGATTTTCACCCTGTGTTTTCATGCTATCCACACCAAGACCGACGAGGGTGTTTCTCAATCTTTCCGTATTCTGTGGAATTTGTGACGCGATTTGACCCGCAAGCGTTGACCCACCATAACCAAACGTCGGACCACCCCGTTGTCTTTGAAAGGCAAATGCCTGACGTGCTCTTTCCCCTGCTGCTTCAACTTCTAATCGACGCGATTCAGGGGTATCAATTACATCTCTAAAAATGCGTTCTATATCTAACATTAAGTATCCCCCGGATTCCAACTAAATGACGGTATAAAATTTCTAAACCCTGCGTTACCGGGTTGTCCGACATTGCCGGTATTCATTGCACTCGGATTTATCCCCGATGCTGCTGCTTTGCGATTCTCTTCGGCAATCAATAAATTAATTAAGGACTGCAATTGTTGTTGCCTTAATGATGCAACGTTTTCTTGTATTCCAAGATCATAATCAAGCACCTGTGACCCCATGTCCCTCTGGTACCCTGCAAGTTGCCTACGGGCGACATCAGCAAGTGAAGCAGACCTTTCGCCTCTGTCAAACACACTAGATAGTGCATCGGTGCCCAAATAGGAGTCACGAAGCAATCTTGAAGCAATTTCAGCACCGGCACGTTTTTCATCGACTTGTTGTCTAAGACCTGACAGTGTTCGACCTGCTCTTGCTTCTTGCTCTGCCCGACCTTCTCTAATCCGATCGAGTTCGGCTTGCCTAAGAGTATCGGCTTCATCTCTTGCAAGACCGATCGCTGTAATTGCGTCTTGTGCTTTCTGTTCTTCGATTGCTTTTGCCAAAGCTAACTCTTCAGGAGTTCCACCATAAAGGTTTGTGCGTACTCCTGTGCGCCCCTGTGCAGCAAGTTGTGATGCGAGTTCCGCTCGTTCGCGTTGTTGATCCGGTGTGCGTAACGCTTGCAATCGATCGTAGAACGTTTGTTCACGGTTTGATCGTGCGGTCGCACCGTAAGGGTCCACCAGTCTGCGTTGGAAGTCGGCATCAACCGAATCACGAAACGACGGAGCATCGACCATTTCACCGCTTGCGGGATCAAGTGTCTGCGTTCGCTGCAACGTCAAGGGGTCAATGTCCGTGCCTTCGATCATCGATAAAAGACGACCTTGATCAGCCCTCAAATCTTGATCGTACTGAATATTTCCCTGTGCATCTCTGACGAGATTGCCTTGTGCGTCAGTTCGTGCTCGACCAAATGTTCCACGACCAAGCAAAGCATCAACAACTGTAGACCCACCAGTTCTAAGCGATTTTTCAAGGTCTTTTTGAGTTTGATCGAGGGTATAAGTCAGAGATCCGTCTTTGGTCGTTTGAACTTTGCCCGGTCCTGCTGTAACTGAAAAAGGGGTAAAATCACCCGTTTCTTTTACGGCACCAAACAAACCACCACCGTACCCCGTAGAACCACCAAAAATTTCTTTTCGTGCATCTGCCGGTAATTTTTTTAAATCGCTTATTCCTTTTTCAGTGGATGCAATACTGCCCATCGTCCCTAAAAGGTTACGAAAATTTTTGTATTTGTCGTCTTTTAGGAAATTATTAATTCCTGTTACTGCTGATTGCCAGTGCGGTGTGGAAGTACCATCGTGTGACATTAATAAGTACCCCCGTTTATTTCTGTGATCGTCGTGGAACCGGTAATGGTCACATTATCGAACGTTGCGGTACCGGTGAATGCCGGATTGTTCGCGTCTGCCTTCGTTGCTGAACAAGTCTGTAACTGATTGAACTCAGCATCGAGTTCGGAGCCACGAATCGTTTTCAATGGGTTCGACGTTTGCATACTATCTTTTGATAAAAAATTTGTTGTTTTTACATAATCTGTCATTTTTCAAACCTCACACCATTCGACCGATAAGCGAATGAACATTCATCTGTTGGATTGCAATTTCCCGACCATCAACCGTTGTCGATAAACCTATTTGGACCACCGTGCCGTGACCATTCGTGCCGACCTTTTCCCTATTTATAAGGACCGCAGAACTACTATACTGCGAAGTCGTATTGTATTGAGCGTTGTTGTACTGACCTGCAAAATCTTCACTCAAGGTGTACACCTGCTTAGTGTAATCTTGTGCATAGTCGTATGCCCATTGAAGCGTCACATTCGAACCGGCACCGTTAAAAGTGGTCACAGTAACGCTTTTCAAAAACTTCAAACGACTCGAATCACCGAATGCAAGGGGGTGCGAGAAATACGACAGTTCATAACTTGCAGTATCGTCTTTGTGTCCTTTGTACTCCCCAAAACCATCTTTCACACCAATGTATAATTGATCGCTTGTGTTTCGTGTAAAACACAAGGGTGACATTCCTGACCATGTGGTCGTTCGGTAAGAACCATCTTCGAGCGGTGATCTAGTGTCGAAGCAATAAACCATTCCCAGATTTGGAAACGTCACTAAGTAAAAACTTTCGCGTGGGTGAAATATCGTTCTAATTTTTGCGACATCTGCCGCATTCACGAAACCTTTGAAATCACTTGAAACGTTGCGGGAAATATCACCGACTGGCATTGTGTTTGTTCTGACTGTGCGAGCGAAACTTCGGACCCCTGAATAATCAACAAAAAGCAGGTCTCGACCTGTGCTCTGCACCGTATCTCTACCAACCGAACCAATGTTTGCGACCGTATCCGCAAGTGCCATCGTTGCAGGATTGTCGGCACCGCTATATATAACGATCGAGCGTTTGCCGAAAATAATTAAAAAGTTTTGATACGCCGCAAGTGCAGTAATTCTATCAGATCCGTCGGGCCAAACTTCGGAAATGTCGATGTTTCCTGAACTACCACCAGACCAGTTTTTCCCGTCGAGCGAATCAGTCCAATGAATTTTACTTGGTTGACCAGTGAGATCACCGGCCCATAAACGACCAAAGGCAGCAAGTACACAATGAGCATCAGGGGCAACACCCTGAACGTTTGGATGGTTTGCGATCGTCGTGAGATTTCCAGAACTCGGATCGTAGATTAACGGGTTGTGATCTCGTTGGAAAAAGTAATGTTCATTAGAGAGAGTTGCAAATGCCCAGTTGTTCGCGGTTATCACATAACCGGCAGGTGTTATATCTGTCA